TATTTTTTAAGTTTAATTTTAAGTTTTGAACTATCATCACCACTAATTGCTCTTACTTTTAAGCCTCCAGCTTCAACTGTGCCAGCTTGACGGGGATCCATGTTTATATTTTTGGATTCTGCGTTTAACTGTTTTATAGCATCAGTTTTACCTTGTTCATAAAAATGATTTGCAATTGCGTCTGCATTGTCCGCAACAAAAAGAGCTTTGTGATAACCAGGTGCGTCTTTTAGCATACTATTGTTGTCAATATACTTATCAAAAACATTTAATACACTCGCGTGTTTATCTTGTACTTGCTTTTTATCTTTAACATTAAATCTATATTTTTTGTCTGAAACATTAAATTCAAAACCTTTAAATTCATCTGTAAAAACTTTTTTAGATTCATTATTAAAATGGGCTGCCTGCTTTTTTCGCGTTTCTTGCTGTGTTGATTGTTCGGTGTTATAGGTATTGAAAAACTCAATTGCTTTTTGTTGATCTGAAGTTAACTTAGAACCCAACTTGACTTCTTCGTAGTATTTACTTTTCAATCCTTCTAAATGAATTTTTGCTTTTGCAATCTCTTCTTTATAAGCGAGTTGTTTTCGCTTAATATCTCTTGGTTCATCTACTTCTTCATCAAATGAAAAATTATCTTCAATTAAAAAATCTATTTCATCTTTTGATAAATGTGATTTCGTTTGATTATAATATTCATATAAAAGAGATGAATCCTCTATGTTAGAATAATCTTGATTAATTTTTACATAATCTTCTAACGTTCCACCAGTATCATTCATAAAGTCTACAACCTTTTGAATGTTTTCTGGTAATTCTGTTGCTGTATCTTGTGATGTTTGAACAGCTTCTTCTATTTCTTCTTTAAGTTCCTCTACAGGATCTTCTTTGGGTTCTTCCTTAGTTTCTTCGTCAATTACCTCCTCTAAAGCTAATTGGCTTTCTTCTTGCTGTACTTCTTGCAATTCCACTTTGGTTTCTTCCCCAGTTTTTTCATCCGTGTTGCTTCCGCTTGACAGGTTATCATCTGCGCTTTGTTCTTGAACGGCATCTGTTTCTTCTTTAGTTTGTCTTAAATCTATTTTAGTAATAGACTCTTCACCTATATCAGCACCCATTTTTTTGAGCACCTTGGTTTCTTGTTCTGCAGCAGATGGATTTTCATCTGGTACAACTTTTGCTTGTATTTCTTCTGACATAATATAATATAATTATTTGTACTCTTTTAATAAGGCAAGAATACGTATACCTTTAAATTCCTTGATATGCAATAATAGTTCCTGAAGCTACATCAATTTCAGTCCAACGACCATAAATTGTTACTCCTTTTGGAAATGTTACACCATCAACCACTAAGCCCGCAGCTCCTGCTCCAATGCCTTCTGTGTTTATATATGTTGTTGCGCTTTCTGCAACCAAACCACTACAGTTATCAAAAGCAGCATCTGTAAGAATTGTTATTGCTACCCACACATTACCAGCGGTTGGTGTTATTGCAGCTGAACTTGCTGTTGTATATGCTGAACCGTTTATACTACCAGTCCAATCGTTTTTCACTACTTTACTCATTTTTTTATTATTTAGTTATTATCTTGGCTCAAATTGTTCTGTGCCAAATCCACCTAAGTTATCAAATCCCATGGTAGATTCAAAGTTTTTTGGTGGCTTATCATTTTTTCTTTGATCTATTAATTCAGACTGCTGAGAAGCTTGTATTTTTGTTCTGCCATCTTTCCTATCTTCTTTATACTTCTCTTTATCTTTAATTACATTTAAATCAGCATCTTTAAGTTGCATATTTAATTCAAATTCTTTTAACATCAATTCTTTTTTAAGCTCAGCCTCTCTTTCCATTTTTTTAATATCTAATTCGCTTTCAATTTGGGACAACTGAGATTTTTGTTGTGTTATAGCTTGTTGTTTTTGAACATCTGCTTGGGCTGCTGCTTGGGCTGCTTGAGCGTTAGATTGCGTTTGCATCTGTATGTTTTGTTGTTGCACAACTCTATCTTGTTCAAATTTTTTCCTTCTTCTTAGTTTTAACAACTGATTTGCAAGCTTAAGGTTTTTAATCTCACGCACGTCAATTGCATCTTCTAAATTTATTTTATCTTTTTGTAAAGATATTTGAATATTATTCTCTAGTACTTGTTTTTCTTCATCATCAGGAGTTAATTCTAAAAATATTCCAAAATCGTGAAGCTGTAAATTTTTAATTTCATTTAACACAGCAACATTATATTTACCTATACTTTGTACAAAAGATTCTTTTGTTGGCCCAAACTCCAAAACATCAGATATTCTAAGAGCAATTGCTTCTGCCGTTTTTAATGTTAAATATAAACCAGACTGTAATATATGTCTTGTTGCTGTATTTGAATTTGCAGCTGCTAATTTTTGTAAGCCCACTAAAGCGTTTTTATCTGGTAATGAACCGTCTCTAGCTTCATTTAATCCCGTAACATCACGTATCATTTGTAAATAATAGTTGTAAGATGTTATTAAGCTTTGTATTTTAGCTCCTCCACTACTGCTTTGTAATTCCTGTATTGGTACTCTTCCGTTGTTAAAGTCCCCGTCTTGGGTCATTGATCTACCAATAACAGAACCAGTTTGGAAATACATGTTTAAAGCTTCTTGTGGATTATAATTTGTTCCATTACCTAAATCCACTTCAGCTATACCGTCTGCATCTAAAAACACACCATCTGGAACCATTCTTGATAATACTTGCTGTAATTTTAAATGAGTTAATTGAACCATATCCGCAAATGTAGTCATTCTTCCAACTAATGATTCAACCTTACCTTTATACATTCTTGGCGCTACCATATTGTAACTAAATTGTGCTTTAACTGTATTAGATTTAGGTCTTGTCATATTTTCAGCTAATTGCCATCTTAATAATATATCGGATCCAATAATTTTTGTACCTTCATATATTACTTCAATTGTTCTATTAGCTTTTTTAAATCTTGATCTCTCATCTTTAGGGGGGTTAAATGCGTCTGTTTTTTGAATTGATTTTTCCGCGCCTGTGGATGTTTCTTTTATTTTATGTACTTGATCCTTGTATGTTTTATATTCAAAATACAATACATAAGCATATGCGTTGTCCTCTGAATCCGCTGTTTGATAAGCTTTATTATACAATTTAGTACTGCTACCTTGATTTTCAATATGTTTTTTAATATCCTCGTCTGTTAATTCTGGATATTGTTTTTTAAGGTCCACCACAGATACTCTTCTTATTTCACCAACATAGTATATATCATCAAAGTAAGGTGAATCTGTATAAGAATGAACTAAATCTGATGGATCAACATATTTTATATTTATACCCTCTGAAGTTGTATATTCGTTTTTTACAGCGGCCATACCTATTGTCACAATATCATAGTCTAATCTTTTCTTTATTAAATGATATTTATTATGATCGAAAACATTGTTTATAGCTTCTTCCTCCGCTATTTCTATAGAATCTTTATATTCTAATTGCATATGCAACTGTAGCTCTTCTTCATTTTCAGGCAATGTTTCTTGATTTGTTTTATAAGTGTCAATACCTAATTCTTTTTGAATATTATCTTTATACTCTTTCATCATCATGTCCTCAGCAATGTTCTGCACATAATCACTTCTTTTTTTAATAGAGGCTGCATCCTGTGAATAAGCTTTTATATCATAAGTTCTTTCAGAAATACCATTAACAACTATATCTACAAACTTAGGTATAATTGGCACTGGTTTCCAATCTAAATTTAAATATGATAAATCACCATTTATAGATAATTCATCTTTATACTTTTGTATTGATTGTTCTCCTCTTGCATATAATCTTAACCTATGAAAGTTATCTCTATTAGCATAATATTTAGTTGATCCCGAGTCTCTTTTAAACCATTCAGATTCAATTGCTTTAGCAACGCTTAAACCATATGCACTACCTGCTTTCTCTGCACTTGGAACTGCCTGTGAGGGGAATATACCTGTTGATGATGAATCCATTTATTTTAATATTTTTGAAATGTTTCCTTGATTGTTGTATTTTTTAAATTCAAAGTCCAATGTTTTTGTTTGTCTTTGTTGTCTTGGTTCGTATAAGTGTCTATTGTTTGCAATTATTGCAAGTCCTGAACTTATAGCTGCATCATGTTTAGTCCTGTTGTTTATATTAAACTTAGACCAATCATTTAATGTTGTGTTAAAATATATATTACCATAGTTTCCATCTTCTTGTAATCCTACGTATTTATCAATATATGATTCAATTGCAGCAGCATGTATTTGCTTCATATCTTCTGATGAATTAGGTATACCACCTATTTCTTTTTCTGCTACAGATAATTTGTTTGCGGTTTTGTCTGGTCTATTCATTGAGTAACCTCTATATCCTCTTCTTTTTAAATAATACAAAAGTCTTGGTTTATTATTCTCTGCAAGAATTGGCATACCGTAAAATACTAATGCCATTAATACATCTTCAAAAAATATCTCTGCTGTTTGTGGTCGAGCTATGTACTCTAGAAAAAAAGTATTAGAAGGTGCATCTTCCATACTAAATTTAGTTAATCCGTGTAAAGCTCCTTTAGATCCTTGGCCATCTGTTGTACCGGATATATCGTAGCTATCGCAGCCAAATGCGCCCATATGCTCATTACCAGGGTATTTAGCTCTATTTTTACTTATTACGTGGTTTTGTAGATTTGTACTTGGTGTCCAAGATATATTAAATCTTCCATTCCTATCAGGTGTAAATAACACTCTTGAATCTTTAATACCATTTTCCCACTGAAAGTTTCCT